TCGCTTCTTTCATGGCCTACGACACGTTCCAAACGCTTTTCGTTACGAAAGTCACCTACTCTTTGATCTTTCCTTCCAGGACACTCTACAAAAACTTCTTCTTTTTTATCCTCTGGTATTTCTGGTTGTGGTGGTTTACCTTCGGGTAATTGTTGTTGTTCTTCTGCTGGTAATGCTGTCTCTGTAATTATCAGTTGATCTGCCTGATAATTCATCGGTATAAAAGACGGATATGGACAGTTACTTACAACTCCATTTGGATCGTCTATTAATAAGTTCCTGTTGCCAGTATTTTTAACATCTCGATGAAAATATTTACAACCTATAGTCTCTACATTTAATGGTTCATATCCAGGTAAAGATACTTGTGGAACGTAAACTTGTGGTATTAATACTTCTGGAATATGTATCTCAGGTATCTTGATCTCTGTCATGGTTTGGATAGTAAACCTCTACATAAGACTGACAAGTAGGACAAGAAAGGTTAGTTATCATTGAATATTCTTCTGCAAGTATGGGTTTAAGTTCATCTACGCTATGATCTCCACCCCAGATCAGTTCTGTTTGACAATGCCAGCAGTTCATTTGTTAAAAGGTACTGAAACACCTGTTGTACTGGGCATTGCTCCATCTAATACTTTTGGCATCATTCCTGATACCTTTTCCATTACTTTATCCATCATCATCTTTTCAAACTGTGGACTTGTCACCCACTTGTAGCCAGCGTAGCCAGCCCCTATGGTTGTTAAACTAATTAGGAACGATAGGATGGATAAAACTGACGAAATCTTATTTAACATGAGAGAAGCCTTTGCTAAAGCATTAGTACCTGTCACTATTATAACTTTCTGCTCTATTTGTGCATTAGCTCCCCTTTATATCACGTTATCTATGATGACTAAAACTTATACTTCAGGCCAAGCTTCGTTCCGTAAGAATTAGTTGTATCTGTAACGATAGAAAACTCTCCGTAAACATCAATTTTATCGGAGGCTGTTACAGAACCGCCAACTTTACCAGAAAAATTAGTATCTGAATCTCCATTGTCAGGATTGCTAAGGTACGCTCCACCTTGAATGTAGTAGCTACCAAAGGCATTACCATTTTCATAACCAAGATGTAAGTCAGTACCAGATCCAGTGTAATCTTTGCCTGTATAAGAACCATTGTTCTCTACGTTTACATAGAAACCAGCGAACGCAGGTGTTGATAAAGCTGAAGCAGCAGCTATTGTTAATACTTTTTTAAGCATTTTTTAAAAAATTAAAATTATATACTAATTGTTTTTAACAAAAAATCAATATTACTCAGACTGTTCCTCTGCTGTCTCGTCTGGTTTTAGGATATCTTCTACAGCAGCAATAGCTCCTCTAAGCTCAAATATCTTTTGCTTACAGTTCTCGACAACTTGAGTTGCCTGATTATAATTATTTACAATTTGTTGAAGCTCAGAATTAAGAGCTTCCAGCTTTTGTTGTGGATCGACTGCCATAAAATATAAATAGTTAAAATTATTATATTCACTAGGTTTTATTGGAGCAAGTTAGGAATAGACCTTTTTACCATCATCAATAGCTTTATCTATTGCAGTAAAATCTTCTGATGTCCAAATTGATGTTGTACTATCTTCTTTCTTGTAAGCCTTAATAATTTCAAGATGCTCTACATTACGCTTAATTTTGTCTTTGTATTCAGTATCAGTTTCATCTGAAGCTTTTGCAGTGTTGATAACAGTTACGCTATCACCAGCAGCAGAAAAGATTTGTGCGATTTCTTCAGTAGTTCTTTCAGCCATTTTGTTTTAAGTAGTTTTTTACAGTTTACCCTGCTTCTAGGGCTGTGACTTTTGCTGATAATTCCTGTATTGCATTTACAAGTATTGGTACAAGTCTTTCATATTTCATTCCATAAGACATTTTATCTTCTGTAAGATTTACAACCAAAGAATCATCGTTTGATGTTCCATAACCATTTGCTTGTTCTACTGCAAGTGCTTCTTGTGCTAAGAATCCAATATGAAGTCTTTGTCTTTTCTTTGATCCGTCTGGTGTACCAAAAGGATTTGCATCTGTTCCGTACCAAGTTCTTCTATCCCATCTATAAGTAACAGGTCTTAATGCTTCAATCCAAGCTAAACCAATATTGAAGTTAGTTACATCTGTTTTATCTCTTGAATCTGAAGCAGAGATTGAAGTATCTGCACAGAATAAATTAGAAATATTGTTGTCTCCTAAAACAACATTGTTACTACCTGTTGTTATATTTCCAGAAGGTGAAGATGATCTTCCAGAGTTTGCACCTAAACAAATATTATTTGTTCCTGTTGAAATTACAAACCCTGCGTTAATACCTACCGCAACATTGTTATCTCCTGTTGTTACGTCTTTACCCGCATCGTGACCCATAGCACAGTTGCCTTCTCCTGTAGTGAGAGAACCTAATGAATTATGACCAATGGAAGAATTTTCTCTTCCTGTAGTACATGCATCTAAAACCTTAGTACCTACGGCCGTATTTTCATCGCCAGTTGTGTTTAATAACATTGCATTATCGCCCACTGCTGTATTGTTACTACCAGTAGAATTAATTAATAATGATGCCTGACCTATCGCTGTATTATGACTACCTGTTGTGTTTCCTGATAAAGAACTACTTCCAACAGCAGTCAAATCTGTACCTGTAGTATTTGCATCTAAGCAGAAAGAACCAACAGCAGTATTATTATTAACATTTTGATTAAAAATTAGAGCATCATAACCAATCGCTGTGTTGTTTGCACCAGTATTTATAAATAATGCTGATTTACCTACAGCAGTATTATTATTAGTAGTTATATTACTTCCTAAAGCATTACTTCCAACAGCAACATTACCACTGCCAGTTGTGTTTGCATCTAAAGCCTTAGAACCCACTGCGGTATTTGGAGATCCAGTTGTGTTTGCTCCTAATGCTTCCTTCCCAACTGCAGTATTATTAGAAGCTGTTGTATTGTCTATCAAAGCACTTAATCCAATAGCGGTATTATTTTCCCCTGTAGTATTTTCTCTTAATGATTTAGCACCAAAAGCTGTATTATTACTTGCTGTTGCGTTATTTTTTAAAGAATCCAAACCTGTAGCAGTATTTAGTGTTCCAGTTGTATTTGTTGCTAAAGCAAAATAGCCGACAGCCGTATTATTATTAGCTGTTGTGTTTGCATCTAAAGCATTATCACCTATTGCAACATTACTAGCTCCTGTCGTATTACTTGTTAATGCAAACCCACCTACAGCGACATTAAAACTTGCAGTTGTATTAGCATCTAAAGTATTATTACCTACCGCTACGTTTCTTGCTCCAGAAGTTAATGCAGTTAAAGCATTGTTACCAATAGCAGTGTTACTTCCACCACTGACAGAAGCATCTAAAGCACTTTCTCCAAGAACAGTGTTACCAGCAACAGAGTTTGCTCCTTTACCTATATTTACTGAATTAATTGTAAAATCTTGGTTCGTTACCAGGTCTGCTGAAACAATCGTTCCATTTTTAATGCCTTCAGTAGTGATTTGTGTTAATGTCATTTACTTTGCCTCCAATGCTGCAACTTTAGTTTCAAGCGTTTCAATACAGGCTATTGCTTCTTGAAACCCTTTTATTAATACAGGTACTAATTGACCATATTCCATTCCCCACAAAGCTTCAGAATCATGATCTATTTCTTCACCCTCAGGTCTTGGAGCATTTACAGCAAAAGGAAATACATCTACTATCTCCTGTGCAATACAACCTGTCCATTTTCCTCTTGAATTTCTATTATTAATTGCTTTATCATTTGGATCGTTCCATGTGAAATCAACAACTCTTACTTTTTTTAATTCTGATGAAGCGTCAATTTTTGTATCAACAATATTTTCTTTAATACGTCTATCAGATGATGTTTGAATTGCCTGATTACCAATAAAATATGTTGATGAAGAACTACCAGTAGAGGACGTTGATATAAGATGTTGTGCATTATCAAACTGTGCAAAACCAGCACCCGCAACACATAAATTAGTAATTTCTACATTTCCTCCAGCTGTAATACGCATACGGTCTGTATTATTTGTACCAAACCTCATTGGTCTATTCTCCTTATTCATCATACTTATATCACCAGCAGCACCTCCACTTTCTGCTCCTAAAGCAATTATATAAAATCCATCTTGTGTTGTATCTCCTGAGTTACTTGTTGTTAAATGTAATCTTGTTTGTCCACCATTCGGACCTCTAATGTGCAGTCCACCACCAGAAGTAAAAGTAGGTGAAGATATTCCGATACCTACATTGCCAGACGAATCTATACGCATACGCTCTGTTGCACCAGTTATATTGCCATTTCCATCAGCAGTAAGTTGATCAATTCTAAAATGACCATTGTTTCCAGGTGGATACTGAACTGAAAATGCGTCATTAAGAACTAAAGCTAATCTAGTCTTTTCAACATCACTATCTTTAAAAGAGAATATAGCACCGTTACCACCATTTAAAGTAATACCTCCATAACCACTATTATTTACAGGACCTGTTGTACCTAAACCTAAATTTCCAGCGTTAGTTAAAGTAAATAAATCAGCACTATCGGCAGCATTAGTTATGCGTAAAGAATCACTATTTGATCCTATTTTTATATAACTATTTGTTGCACTTGACGAGTTAAAACGACCTATTTCAAGTTTTGAATTACTATCATCAGTAATTTTTATGCCACCTGCAACACTTAACTGATCGTAACTACCTCCACCCACTGAACTAGTATTAACTAGAAGATGTCCTGTTGTAACTATATTTTGCGATCCAAAATCAGGATCTATCTTAGTTCCAGCTATCGCTGCACTAGCGTTTATATCAGCATTTACAATCGCTCCATCAACTATTTTGGCACTCGTAACCGTATTATCACTTGGTTCTCCTATACCGCCTGATTCCTGAAACACAATAAAATCAGGAGCAGCAGGTAAATTTGTTGCAGTCTTAAACCTAGATCCATCAATTATAAACCCTGTGATTCCACTTGTTGATGTACCTGCATTTGGTTTTTGAATGACACCAGAAACACTCACTAATAATGTATTAGCTGCTGACGGACTTATTGCAGTCGTAGTTCCAGCAGTAACAAGAGTAAAGTCGTTACCAGGAAAACTAGCTGCTCCATTATTTGCTGCGTTGCGTAACTCTAAATATTTAAAATTAGGGCCACCACCACCACCAGAAACTTTTGCTACCGTTCCATCATCCTTCTTAAAAAATAATTCAGCCGTATCCGTCCTAAGACCTGGTTCTCCTATGGCAAGATCGCTTGCACTTGGATCGCTACCACTAGCTCTTTTAAATTTGATTGTGTTAGCCATTGGCTTTTACCTCCTATGACTTAGTAAGTTCCACCATCAATATTGAAACTAGATGCACTTTCATCTTCTAAAAATGTTACCAAATCAGACAGAGCAACCTGTTTCATCGTTCCAGCATCATTACAGATAAACCTATCTGCTGCTGCAAGTGTTGTTGATGTAGCTGAAGTTGCACCATCAAGTAAATTCAATTCGGTTGTAGTCGAAGTAATACCGTCAAGAACATTCAACTCTGTCACAGTGGATGTCAAACTTGTAAGTTTGGTGACAGGTAATGTTCCTGTAATCGAACTAGCAGCTAAATCAATAGCTATTTCAGTAGATTCAATTACAAGTCCACCATTTGCTTTTAAATCAACTGATAAAGTATTACCAGACTTATCTAAACCGTCACCTGCTGTTATCTGCCCCGCACCTGAGAACTGAGCAAAAGTAAGATTATTTGTACCAACGACTGCTGATCCTTTATTGCTAGTGCAAACGAACCCATTATCAGCATTTACAGAACCTTGTTCTACGAAGGTGAACATTCCTGCTGCGTCTGCACCAGCAGCTAAATCATCTGCTCTGGCTGGTGACGATCCAACAATATAAATACCGTTTTGGCTAGGTGTCGACTGATCTTTTACAAGAACTCTATCGTTATCGGCAAGAGTAACACCGTCTATCGCATCTCCGCTATTAAGAGCAGTTGAGATTGTTATATTTCCAGTTGTTGCTACTTTTACAGAATCTTTAACATCTAATCCTTGACTCGTTGCCTCTACAAAACCTTTAGTTGCAGCATCTTGAGTATTAACAGGATCAGCTAAATTAGTAATTGTCTGACTATTTAGTGAAACTGAAGCTGTTGGTGCAGTCAGTTGATCTAATCTATTCGTTCTTACACCTGTATCAAAATCTGAAATTTTTGTATGAGCTAAAGAAGGAATATCATCTGAAACTAAAGCTCTAAATGTGGGTGCTGCATCACTTCCAGAAGTCGGTCCACCTAAAACTTTATTTGCATTTTGTACTGTGTCTTTATCAAAAAATGCTCCTTTTCCACCAATTTTTTCAATCGTTGTAGCAGAACCTCCTGCCCCACCTGTACCTTTACCAATAAAGATAATATCAGAGCCTTCTGCATGAGCTAACTCAGCATTTGCAAGGCTTGTTGGTGCTGAAGATCCTGTTGATCTTTTTATGCGTACTGTGTTAGCCATTTTTAGAAGTTTCCTCCGTCAACGAGTGTAAGTTTGGTGGTTGTGTTATCTGCTTTTATGGTATCAGAAGCAGCGTGATAGTACAGAACTGCATCGTCAACCTTGCCAGATATATCAAAATTGACACCAGATATTGCTGGACCTTGTGGCCCTTGAGTTGTAACAGTCACAACTCTTGTTTCACCATTAACAGTGACAGTATTTTTTGTCGTTGTAACGTTTACAGAAGTCATGGAGATGTGTAGCCCTCACTCATAAATATTGTACCTTCTAAATAATATTCTCGACTGCCACTACCATCAATTAATAACACATCGTATTTTAATATTTGAGGAGTAAATGTTGCTGTCTGTGTATCTGTCAAAGTTATACTTACCGATCCATTAACTCTACTTGTGTACGTAACAGCAAAATCCGCAAATTTTGTAGTGCGTGTTTCTTCCCAAACCTGTGCAGCAACAGTAAATCCTGTAAGATTTATTGCATTATTATTACCATCCTTAAAAAGCAAAGGAATAGTATGGTCTGACCTCCTTTGAAGAGTAAAGTTATAAGTACCTGGTTCTATTGCCATTTTAAATATATGGTGATGTTCCTAGAATACTGCTATCCCATTGTTTTTTCAAATCATCTATGTTTGTTGCACTTGTAATACCAGAAGCATTAGGAGCATCTCTTAAAGCTTGTTTTTTAGCAATAATTTCAGTTGTATCAGCAGAAGTTTCTGAAGCACGTTGATAATCAATATCTAATTTCAACAATAATGGTTCTCTTGCTGATCTAATATTTGCTTTATGAATATCTCTTGCAATATTCATATTATAAGAAAGTTTATTATTCATAATGATGCCCAGTAAGCCTCATCACCAATACCAGTACCATCAGGTGATGAAAAATCAGCTTGCCATGCACTTCTGAAATTGCCATCAGGAAGTTCAGTAGCTTCCACAATAATATATGGTTTACCTGCTGGCACATCTTTTTTGCATACGTCTTCAAAAGGTATTTCGCCTGATGGAATTAAGACACTAACTCCTCCTGTGTCATTTGGATAAAGAATACGTCTAGTCTCTGCCATAATTGTTTTATTTTATTTTAAGCAAAACATACAACATTAACACTATTTTTATCAAGAACATGACTTGAATTTTGTGCTGAACAAATTCTTATTCTTACACTACCTGTATCTGCTCCCGTGGTATTTTCTAAATAAAGAGTGCAGTGATTATTAAATGTAAATCTATCAAGATCAATCATACCCGCTGTTGTAGCACCAGAGGGTAAAGAAGTTGAAAAATTAATTGTAAAATTACCTTCACTATTATCGGTTATAGAACTGACATTAAAACTACGTCTAATACTTGTAAAATTATCAGTCGCACTCCCTCCTCTAAAACTATCAAAGTTTACACTCATTCTAACTAATCTACCTGCTGAAGTTTCAGAACCATTTAAATTTTGAAAAACAGGAGTAGAACTATTATTACTTCGATACTGACTTGCTTTAGTCGTAGTTGTGTTTGCATTTGTGGTCGTAAGAGTGGCAATACTGGAAATATTTGTACTACCATCTCCGTTTATATTTCCATTTGCACTGATATTTCCTGACACAGTTAATGATCCAAGAGTCCCAAGAGATGTAAGACTAGAGCTTGTGACTCCACTTGCTAGTGTGTTCCCCGATAAGTCACCAGCCGAACCAGAAAAGCCAGCAGAAAGCGATACAAATGATAAAACACCGCTACCATCAGTTTGCAAAACCTGACCACTATTACCATCGTTTGTTGGCAAAGTAAGTGTAAAGTTTGAAGATATAGTGCTAGGTGCTTTTATTGCTGCATAATGTGAACTATTTGCATCACCAAATCTAATTTCGTTTTGTAAATTTAATGTTATTCCGTTTTGGTCAAGAAATAATTGTTCTATACCAGAAGCAGCTACACCTATTTGGTTCGAGGCTTTCTTAAATAATCCTGTTGTTGTATCACCAAAATGTATAGAAGGAGCACCTGCATTTTGACTTGCTAAAGCTAAAACTCCTGTCATAGTACCACCTGCCCTAGGTAATAAACCTAAGTTTGCAGTATTGACAGGACCGATAGTAGTGAAACCAGTATTACCAGAATTTCTAATCTTTAAATTGTTATTATCTGCGGTATCAACATAAGGCATAAATGCTTCTGTGTTAGAAGGATCAGTACCACCACTATTTAATGTTTTTATTGCACTAAATACAGCATTTAAGTCACTACGGACAGAAGCTCCCGATGCGTTTGCAATATTATAGTCTGAAACTTGAGCCATAAATTAAAAACTAACCACCTTTACCATATCCTACAGCCGAAAAAGTAAAAGATCTATCTACAAAACTAGAACCGTTTTTAATACTGACAGTAAATCCTGTACCTGACAAGTTTGTGATAGTAAAGAAATCGCCTGACTGAGCGTTTTGTATAGTAATTCCAACAGAAGGAAGAAAAGCATTTGCACCTCCCAATGAAGAAGTACCCACAAAAAATGGTGTTCCAAAAGTAATTGTCTTAGCTGAAGTTCCTGATTGTTGTGGTGCGGTGGACGTTCCACTACCTGTCTGATAATTTTGTTCTGTTCTTGATTGAAACTCCGCTGAATATCCTGCCTGTTGTACATTCATATTTTGTGCAGTATTTGTTGTTTCAAGAATTAATTTAAATTTAAATCTGTGACCTTTAAATGTACCATTTGCAAAATTATTAAATGCACCGAAACTACCTGATGCTGATTGAGATGTTGCTACTTGAATCTGACAGTTTGCCTCGTCTGCTGCTGCACCATCAAAATTATTATCTAAAGCAGCATAATCATCCCAAAGTATTCCTGGTGGACCAGGTATTAAGGTTTCAATATCCTGTCCTATATTAAATCCAATAGATCTTATAACTCGTTTTAAATCAAGAGAAAATACAGCACCTAAATTTAAAATATCTTTAAAAGCATATTCTCCAGTAGCATTTGTAGCAGGGTTAGTTAACTGTAAAGCACTCGTAGAATTATTAAATGTTGTATTAGTTTTTGTTCCTTGAAAAGCTGGACTATCCAAATCTTCTCTATCCTGCAATATAACCTGAGTATCAATAAGATCAGGAAGATCCATAATAATACTTGTTTCTCCTACACAAAACCGTCCTCCGTCATCTTGAAACTTAAGAATATACTCTCCTTCTAAGCTAGGTACTGTTGCATCAGTAGTATTACCAGCTAAAGCAGTAATTAGATCAACAGAGTTTTGAAATGTACCACTACCATCTGTCAAATTACTGTGTCTTACATATACTCTTCCTCCATGTATAACATCGGGATCAGTAGACCTGTTCCACCTTAATCTGACTAATTTATTAGTTATTGGTTCAATAGATAAATTTTGTACATCACTCGGCTTGGCTGTTTTACCGACTGCATTAAAAGTTAAATCAGTTGATGTGGCTGATAATTTTAAAGCAGCATTGTAAGAAAACACTCTAAACTCATACGTTCCAGCTTGAGTATTTAATAGTTCAAAATCGGGTCTAAATACTATTTCATTGACCCAGTTTGTATTATTAAATCTATATTGAACAAGATATTGATTCACTCCTGTAACAGAAACCCAAGAAACTATTAATTTTGTTACGGCTAAAGCATTTATAATTACAGTTCTTTCAGCAGCTTGTAAGTTAGAAGGTGGATTTCTAGGTTCATTAAGTAATGAAATATTTCTTGCAGGTAAACTTATACCTTGTTCAATATTTGCATACTTACCATCAATATAAGTAAGTGCTGTTATAGCAAAATTTATACCATCTTGTTCTTCTACCGTTATAACTCTATAAGTTTGAGCCTCTAAAGTTGAACTTTGAATAAGCCAAATACTATTTACATTTGGTGTTTGTGATAAAGCAGAACTTAAATTTATAACATTAGAAGAAATACTACTTATATCTTTTGTTTGAACAGATCCATCAGGTAATATCACACTACATTTCTTATTCGTACCTGTAAATGTACTAAGATCTTTAACATTATCTACTGTTATAGCAGTGGTTGTAGCAGATTTTATTCGTCCACTTCTACGTTCTCCACCTCTCACTGGATCGTTGATAGAAATAACAGATCCAGGTCTGACTATAGCTCCAGCATCTATTGATGTGGTAAAAGTTACCACTTCAGTTTCCTGTTGCTCACTAAATAGTATTGCTTTACCTAATCTTTGAGCCTGACCACGGGAAGTACAAGCAAATGCTTTTACATCTTTCTTAATTATTCCCAGCTTATTTTGAGCAGACGTATCTTCTACAACCTCATAATCTATTTCTCTACTATCCATATTGAAATAACTGACATTTATTACTGTGTGTCTTTGTTTTAGACTGCTACCTGAGTAACTGAACCCACCTTCACCTACATTCGCCAAGCTGAACAGATAACTTGGATCTGTAGGTCTATCCTGTGAGATAGTGACAGAACCTTCAGACCAGATAGGAAAACATCTCATCACTCCTGCAAGTTCATTTATCAAAGTAAACGCTTCTGTTGATCCCTGTATATTTACATTGCAACTAAATCTAGCCTCCTGTCCTCCAAAACCATCATCTACTAACTCATTAGCATATTTACTGGCAGCAATAAAACTAAATAAATCTAAATTGCTGTCTGTGATATGCGTTCCAAATCCGTACCTTTCAGTAGTAAGAAGATCAAGCAGTATTAAAGAAGGACAAGAGCACCATTGAGCAGCACCCATTGTTCCATTAAAAATATAACCACTTGGATAAATAATTCTTCCTGTCTGTAAATCTACAGAAGGAGTACCAGACCCTCCTGCCCCTGCACCTGGTATTCTTACCTTTACACCACGAATACGAAAAGCTCTTTTTGGTATAGAGCTAAACTGTTCAGAATCTATCCTTAAATTTGTATAGGCACTGTTTAAATATCTTTGTTTATCGTCAACAATTTCACTGATACTTGTCCATGTAAAAGCATCAACAAGATTTGATGATGTGCTATCTGCGGTGACTCTTACAACTCTAATATCAACAGGAAAAGAACCTGTAAAGGAAACACGATATTCTTTTTGATACGCATCAGCAGTTCTACCTGTGATAGTGTCATTGATTACGTCTGTAAAACCACCGCTATTGTATTGAACTTGTATTTTTAGGTTGACAGAAGAACCTAATAAATCACCCTCATCTGTAGCTTTTTGTAGCTGCGGAAATGTAATGGTAACTTTCGCAGCATCAACGGCAGTATTTGTTATCTGACGAGTTACAGGAGAAGAATTTGTAACTGTAACTCCTACAGCAGTTGTTGATTGACTACCTTCTATACCTGGAACATGTGTTTGGTTTGACGTTCCAAAACGAGGTGTAAATCCTACATTTTGAAAATTAAAATCTGCTGTTTGTGGATTTGTATTACTGGCACTTGCATTGAGAATAGGAGTATCATTTAAAAATATGTCTTTTAATGCTGCATTGTTATAGGCTGTAGTTCCTTTAGAAAGTCCTGCTTTTGAAGGAGTAGCAAAACCCTCTATCTCTCCTTCAGAAATAAGATCCTGTATTGATGCAAACTGTCTGCTATTTAATGTATCTGGTGCCCTGGTAGGAGAAGGTGGAGTTGGGGGAGGACCACCTGCTCCTCTAATAATTTTATCCGTCATGCTGATACCTGATTAGTGTCGATTCCTGCTGAAATTACAACTGATCCAGTGATAATCTCTCCATAAACAATTGGATGGCTAGTTCCTGCACGGCTAGTATTTTGCACCCCAGAAAAACTAAATGATATTCTAGGATCTTGTTCATTGTTGAACTCCTGTGGTTTAGGTAGAGGAAATAATATTTCAGTTACTCCCTGTATTGCTAAACCAATTCCTGCGTTCATAGCAAATGCACCTAAACCTTTTAATCCCAAACCAGTACCTCCGAACATTTTTAATGCACCAAAACCTCCTGGACCTGTTGCTATTGCAACTCCTATTAATACTGCTCCCAGTAAAAATTTTCTAGTGCCTCCACCTGCACCAGTTATGACAGGAACAATACTAATATCAGATTGTCCTATTGGGTTATGTATATCATCTTCACCTATCTCGTAATCATCGACTAATACCTGATAGTAACGATCTGCCATGTGTGCTTCTAAGCCAGAAAAATTACTTAGTAGAAATCTCATGGCATCAGCAGTAGAAGTTATTACTGCATCTAATTCTTTATGTCCAACAAACTCTGCCAGTTCTCCGTAAAGTCTAACTGTTCTGAGCATAGCGATACCTCTTACCAGTACATTTTAACAACCACTCAGAATATGGTTCTCTACAAGATAGTCTATCTGCTAAATGATGTAAAACCATATCTCCAAGAAAAATAGCTACATGATTTAAAGTTGGGTGCATGATAGACATT